ATGTTGACAGAAGTTTGGCTAAAAGCAAATAACGGCAAGCCCCGTGATAAAGTTACCGAAATTGCAGACCGTGATGGCATGAGCGTACGCATCTCCCCAAAAGGCAAGATTGTCTTTCAATTACGCTATCGATTTAACGGTAAATTAAAGCGGTTTGATTTGGGTGTTTATCCACTGATATCCCTCAAGCAGGCCAGAGAAAAATCACTGTCTGCCAAAACACAGCTCCTGCATGGCAAAGACCCAAAACTTGAAGAGCAAATCGCCAAGCAGGCTTATATTAACGCTGACACCTTCTATGAGTGTTTTTTACAGTGGTATGATAAATCAGCAGTCATCACCAAAAAACAAGCGTCCGATATCAAGCGTAGCTTTGAGCTCTATGTTTTTCCTGTCATTGGCTCACTGCCGATTAATGACATTACCTTACAACAGTATATTATCATCATTGAATCCATTTCTGAAAAAACTCCAGGCATTGCTGAACGCATACTCACAAATACCAAGCAAATGCTCAAATGGGCAAAAAAGCGTGAAATCGTCACACATAACATCCTTGCCGACCTTGAATTGAGTGATTTTAATTTAGTCCGTGTTAAGCGTAAGCGATACTTAAGTGATGATGAAATCATCTTATTTTACAAAGCGTTATATGGCTCAAAAATTAGCTACCGTAATCGCTTAGCGACCGAACTTGCTTTGATGTTTGGTTGCCGTGGCATCGAGCTTAGACGAGCTAAAATTACCGATTTTCAAGACGGTGTTTGGACTGTCCCACCTGAGAACCACAAAGTAGGTCATATTACCCAGCAACCGTTAATACGCCCTATTCTGCCGCCTATGCAAGCTTTGATTGACGAAGCCATCGCCATTTCACGCAGCGAATACCTGTTCGACCGTCGTGGTGAAATGCTAGAAAAAAACGCATTTTTAGACATCACTGCAGGTCTGATGCATTGGATTGACCGCCATTGTAGTATACAGTTGCCACGCTTTACCTTTCATGACCTGCGTAGAACTGCACGCACCAATTTCAGTGCTTTTACCAGTCGTGACATTGCTGAGATTATGATTGGTCACACTGTGGGTAATATGCAACAAGTGTATGACCATTACAACTATTTGCCACAGCAAACGGCCGCCTATGAGCAGTGGCTTAAAAAATTGGCAGAATTAAAGCAAGTCGCACTGTAGCTGGCAACATACAACCAAATTTTTTTCATTTTTTTTAAAAATAATGCTTGCTTTATGACTTTAAAAGTCATGTAATAAACACATCAAGACGAGATAAGCTCTCTTGATAGTCAACTAACCAATGCCCTTTAGGGCAGGAACTAAAAATGGCTGAACTTGAGCGTATTAAAATGGAAGCTGAAAAATTAAGAGCAGAAACCCTAAAAATCCAAAAAGAAGCCACATGGTTCCCATGGTTGAGCTTAGCGGTCGCACTAATCGCCTTAATCGTAGCCTTAGTTAAATAAAAATTACCCCCAACCGCAACGGCTGGGGGTAATTATTAGGCAGGTAATTCAAAATGCACGCCATCCAAAAAGCGGCCATCGTCCCAACACACATTTACGCCCAGCTCGGTGGCAGATTGTGCAATCACCCAATCACAAAACTACTGCCCCTTTGCCGCCCGCTTGGGTGCTTGTAGCCTAAATGCACCCAAGACCTTGGGGATTTTGGGTATTCAATGATAGCTTGGTCAAACCCAATGCCTTTTTCTTTAAGCTTACGCACAATATGCGGTACAATGAGTTTGGGCGTGCCAAATTTGGGGGCAGTAAAATCAATCGCAAAACCTGACATGTGGGCAGAAGTAGCAGAGCCACCCACCGCTTTATTAAGTGCTGGGGAGCGATAGCCGCTCGTGATAATGATTGGCACGCCCAAAATCTCACGCACAGGCTGATAAAAGTTTACGCTGGCGTCAATCAAGTTTTGTAATATCGCTTGATTTGGCATGTTGTCAATGTTATGTCTTTTGGCTGTATTACTAGCTAATAACTCATTTAAGCTGATATTTTTAGTGATTGTGATAATCTTACCGCCATTTATCGCCGATTTTAACGCTTGTCTTGATTTATCGCCCCATACGCCATCGGCGGTCGTGCCAATTTGTGTTTGAATGTGTTTAATGCTTGTCATTTTTACTCCTAAAAAAAGCTCTGTTAGGGCTTGTATAGATTTGCTTTTCGTTTTGATAAATGTCGTCTGATTTTTATGCACTGCTTTTGTACTTTTAAGATACCGCCCACCCAATAAATCAAAAACAATAGCCGAGAAAATACTTCAAGCCGTGTGATTACGGGCTCATCAAAGCTTGCATACAGCAAAACTGACCATGCAAGCATACCGACAGCAACAAGCCACGCTTCAACGACTGGCGTTTTTTCACTAGAAAACGCTTTTAAATGCTTAATAAAAGTATGCACGCCAACAAAAAAACCGACCGAGCAAATCAAAGCATTGATAATAAGTAGATTACTCATGCTTTTTCTCCTTGTTTGACCAAGGAATAAATTTATTTTGGGCGGATTTGTACAGCTCGTTTTGCCGTTTTTGGTCTGAAATAAATACCAAAAATCCTGTAATGATGGGCGTTGAGCAAATCGAACCTACAAATGACCAAAAGGCAAGACTAACGGCTGGCGGTTCTGCTTGCCCATTGATTATCATCGCCATGGCGACTCCTGCAACCGTACCAATTAAGGGCTTGGCGATGAATGGATATTGCAGGCGGTTATCAATTTCATTAATCTTAATAAACGCACTCGCCCACCCACCCAAGAACGCAAACAGCCAAACGCCGAACCACGAAATTAAAAAAGGGGCATGAAGCCCCTGCGTGTCAATCATATATCACCTTTATGCAAATTTAATGATGTTGTTGTCAATGAAATCGCCGATTAGAATTACTTGGCAAATACCACCGCCTGAGTTGTTTAAGACAAATTGAATAGTATTTAAACCTTGCCTTAGCGATAGACTGATTTCTGTATTAATCCGACCTCGACCGAAAGGGGTCGGTACTCTTTCTTCGTTGTCGTAGTAATCGTAGTTTGAATGATAACCAAACGCTGAATCTCCATTGACATAACAATATAAGTTATCATCAACTGTGTGTAGCTTTTGTTTGACAGTAATTGCTCGTTTACAAAATACTCTCATCTCATACAACACACTGCCAATATTTTCATTATTAAACCCCAAGCTTTGGATGATAGAACCGTACGAGGCATAAGACGCTTTGAATGTTTTATCAAAACCACTTGGGCTGCTAGAATGATAACTATTTGAGATAAACATATCATACCCTAACGCCACCGCACTGGACTTTAAGCTTTCAACATCAATCTGCCCTGTGATTTTATCAGCTAAAACTTGCCCACGGAACACGCCTGAATTTGCGTTTAAATTGCCCTGACTATCAACACTAAAATTACTGCCAATGCTGATACTACCGCCTCGGATGTTCGGGGCAGTGATTTGGGTATTTGCTCGGATTTTATCGCCTGATATCGTGCCACTTGCTAATAAATCGCCGTTTAAATACACCCCTGTTGGTACAGTTGTGCCGTTCAGCGTCGTTGGGCGTGTTATTACTGAAAACATCGGCTTTTTATCGCCCTGCGGGCTTGCAACATAAAACTTATCAGCTCGCACAGCAAAATCAGACACGCCATTATTACTTGCCAAGCCGATACCTGACACCACACCGCCACTTTGCACTTTGAGCGTCCACTGAGCCGATAAGCCGTTTAAGCTTTGAGCGTGTTGCTGAATGCTCGCTGTCTGTCCGTTTAGGGTTGTTTGTACGGTATTAATCCGCTCAGCTAAGCTTTGGTTTGTCGTTGTTAGCGTTCGTTCAAGATTGGCAACACTTGACTTAATGCTTGCTAAGCCTGAACTTGTCGTGATTTTTTGTAAGCTTACACTTGTAATCGTCGAAATGCTTCTTGTGTTTGACGCATTGTGATAAAGCCACAGCTCATTATTACCACCTGTACCAACATTCCATTCAAATTCAGCAGTGTAGACATTGCCCCGGCTTTCACTAATATCAGCAAGCTTTGAGTCACCTGACGAGTTTGAGTTATACGCCATGAAACCTGTGCGATTACTACCAAGCCGGGGAGCGTTGACGGTTAATCGCACTTTGTCGCCATTTTTTAGCGTTTTGCTAATGCGGTAAGTTGCAATTAAATAAGCACCTGTGACAAGTGTTCTGTTGCTATTAACAAGTAAGTTATCGCTAATGCTATCAGCACCTGCAAGTTCACTATTTAGCTGATTAATCCGCTCACCAATCGTTCTATTAGCATCCGCCAAAGTGCGTGTTTCGTCGCTGATTTGCGTAATGCGTCCGCCCATTTCTGACTTAGCTCGATTAATCTGCTCAGTCAACGCTCGCTCTTTGCTTGCCAAGCTTTCGCTTAAGCTATTAACGCTTGATGTGCTTGCTTTGTTTGCAAGCTGAGCGGTTAATTGCTCCTGCTTTCTTGTCAACGCACGCTCTTTGTCTGTTAAGCTTTGGTTAAGTGTGTTAATACTAGAAGTATTACCGCTAACAGAGCTTTCAACAGTGCCAATGCGTCTTGACAACGCTCGCTCTTTGCTTGCCAAGCTTTCGCTTAAGCTATTAACGCTTGATGTGCTTGCTTTGTTTGCAAGCTGAGCGGTTAATTGCTCCTGCTTTCTTGTCAACGCACGCTCTTTGTCTGTTAAGCTTTGGTTAAGTGTGTTAATACTAGAAGTATTACCGCTAACAGAGCTTTCAACAGTGCCAATGCGTCTTGACAACGCTCGCTCTTTGCTTGCTAAGCTTTCAGTTAAGCTATTAACGCTTGATGTGCTTGCTTTGTTTGCAAGCTCGCTTCTTAGCCGCTCAACACTTGTGGCTTGTCCGCTTTGCGTTTGCTTAATTGTCGTGATTTCACTGTTTGCCGTGTCGCTTGTGGTTTTAAGCTGACTGTATTTTTGCGATAATTCCCCTGTGGTTACGCCCAGATAACGGATAGATGACGTATGACCGCCCACAGTTTGCGACAGATTAAGCAATTCTTGCGTCTTAGCGTCATTAGACTGCTTAAGCGTATTGATATCAACAATCGCACTACTGAGTCGCTTTTTCTCTATGTCGATACTAGCAACAGCAGTATTAAGCGTGCTTTGAGCATCAGCAATGCTTTGATTTAACTCGGGCAAATCAACATTGATTTTGCTGATGTTGCTTTCAATTGTGCCAATCTTGCCAATTGGCGTACGCAGTGATTGGTCAAGATGGCTTTGGCTAATTTGACCTGATAAGATATCAAGCACTTTATCAGCGTCTGCCGATGTTGTGCCGCTGACCCAATCTGTCCAATCTGATGTATTGCCCAGTTTATCTACAATTCTAGCACGATAAAACTGGGTCAAATTGCCTTGTAAGCCAGTGATTTCGTGCTTATTAGTAGGGTAAGCAAAAGTACCAAGCGTTGCGATATTTGAGTGACCGTCGGGGCTAACTTGAATTTCTGTGTAATTGGTGTCGCCTGAGCCTTTGGCGAAATTCCACCCTAAATTCATGCCAAATAATACCCCCTGTACGCTAAGGTTAATGGGGCGTGGCGGTTTGCCTTGTTTGCCTTGTATCTGCGTCAGATTTGAATGTGTGGCTAGGCTTGCTTGCCCAAAGGCAGAAATCGCCGTTACACGAGCTTCATATTGCCCTGCATACACACCTGTGATTTCAATGCTGTTTGTGCCTGTTGGTGGCAGGCTTTGCCAGTTGCCGTTGTCTTTACGCCACTCCACGGCATATTTGACCGCACCTGTTACCTGCTCCCAACCAATGACAAGCGTGGTAACCGTTACGCCTTGATTAACCGTGTGATAACTTGACAGATTAACCGACTTAGTCGGAGCTTGCACAGTTGGATTGATGACGCTAATCGGACGCTCGGAGGCGACCGCCCCTGTATCGATGGCATCATATTTGACTGGGTTATACTGCACGGCGGTGATGGTAAATTGGTGATTGTCATCAGCGGTTACTGACAGCACACGAAATTTCATCGTGGCTAAATCTTGACTATCTAGCACCCAAACATTTTGCTCGCTGATGTCGCTAAAGGGTTTAGTAACGGTAACATTATCGCCACCTGCTGCACTGATTTGCCGTCTTTGGCTTGTGCCATCATCGCCATTGATGACAAGGGTATCGCCTGCTTTGGCTGTGATGGCACGGTCAAGCGTGATGATGGTTTTTTTATCATTGATACCAAGCACACGACCGCCCGTGGCACGCCCTGCGAACAGCTCATCACTGATTTCAATCACTTTAGCAGGGGCAGGGATATAGCCATCTAGACCCACCTTAAATGTTACCATGCGTGTTTCAAGCTGTTCGGATTTTAACGCCCATAGCCCTGCACGCTGAGCTTGTCCTTTACTTGTACAGCCCCACGCTTGTATGTCCGCCACACGCACACCGAATTTGGCGATGGCTTTTTCATCTCTGACATATTCATATTCGGTTTTAAAATGGTTGGCAGGGTTATCCCACGCAACTTTGGCGACGGTGTGGCGGTCTCTTGCTCGTGTGCCTGTATATTCAAAAATACCATCAATGACATTAGCACGGCTAAAACTGTAAATGCTGTCTTGGGGAATGTCAGCATCTAGCACAATGCTGGTACCGTCCCAGTAGGAGATGGCACGAAATACGCCAGCAAGTCTAGATAACAGCTCAAACGCACCATCTGCCGACTGAATATAGACATTTACAGTAAAACGAGGCTCTTGTCCACCCATGCCGTCATCGACCATATGGTCACAATATTGGGCTAAGCGGTACAAGCTCCATTTATCAATCATGCTTTGGGTCAGGCGAGAACCCAACCCATAGCGTTCGGCGGTGCATAGGTCATAATACACCCACGCAGGGTTATTAGTGTACGCCATTTTAAATTGCCCATCCCACAGCCCATCATAGGTGCGAGTGATGGGGTTGTAATTGGTTGGCACTTTGATAATAAGACCACGACAGCGGGCCGCCATTTTAGCGACATTGCTAAACTGCTCAGCATCGTATCTTAGCCCCAATAAAGCGGTGTTTGGGTAGCGTAATTTTAAGTCAATCACCTCGGTGATGGCAGAGATGTACATTGTATCACTGACAAGCTCGGAGGTGCTATTAGGCGTGATACGGCGAACACGCACCGCCCAGCCTGTTTGTGCTTTGGGTAAATCAATACGGTGGCTTCTCTCATAAGCGTTTGATGTTTTGGCATTGATGGATGTATTTAGAGCTTCCACCCAGCCGCCGTTGTCGGTTTTGACATCGATGGCGTAATCAATCTTTACGCCACCCACATCGCCATTATCAGGGTTCTGCTGGCGCAACGCTCCCCATTTTATACGCACACGCAGAGCATCAAGGTCAAGATTGTTAAATGACTTAACCCACGGCGTGCCATGTTTTAGCTCCACGCCCACATTGGTCTCACTTGCCACATCAGCAAAGCCATCAATGTACTCTTGGTCATTTGTACCAGCACGAAAATCCACTTTGACGCCTGCAAAATTAAACTCGCCATCATCGTTTTGTAGTGGCGTATCGTCTAAGTACACCGATTTATAGCCGTTGGCAAGCCCTGCAATCTCACCCTCACCCAAGCCATACATGATACTGATAAAAGTTTTGGATTGAGCAGAGTCAGGGGCGATGATGGGCTGTCTTTGTTTACCGCCGCCTTTTTTAGCACCGTGAATGGTCATTTCTTATCCTTATTTTTTATAACATGTCTTCTGGAAGCTGACTGGCTGACATGATAAAGCCACCAATCTCTCGCTCGCCGTACAAAATTGGCACAGGATTGCCTTGGGCGATGGTAGTTACTGCTCCGCCAAAGCCCTTGTTGGCTTTGTTGCCGTCTTGGTTGTTGTCTTGGGCGTCCGCCTTTGGCATGAGCATCTGAGAAATACCGCCTACCATAAGGCCAATACCTGCACCGATAAGTGCCGCCCCCGCAGGAGCAAAGCCCATACCTGTCACCACAACCCCTGCCACGACCAAGACCGCTCCGATGACAGTTTCTAAAACACCTTCTTTTTTTGAGCCTTCCACGACAGGCACGACACGGATAATCTTGGCGGTGTGGTTCATGTCAAGCTCACTCTCGCCCACATTATGCTTATCATGAAACACAGCAAAACGCAGGCCTTGCTTATGAGCGTTCATCATAAACGCTTCAAAGCCAGTAAGTTGCACGCATAACGCACGCATGGCTTCTTTGGTACTGCCCACTGACAGACGAAAAGATTTACCGAATTTTTTAGCAAGTACGCCGTGTAAGATGATAGTTTTCATAGCTGAATTTTCCCCAATAAAAAACCGCTCATGATGCGTCATGAGCGGTTGAATAAAAAAAGTCAAATAATTTATACAAAAACGCATAAATCATTTGACTTTTAATGTAAGATACCCTATAATAGCAACCATCGGAGCAATAATGCTTAGGTAGTTTTGCTACTCGATGAGCTGATGAGCTTATACTCATCAATTAAGAAAGGAGCAGACGATGAAGGTGCTAATCCAACTCATCGTCCTTGTTATCCTGCTACTCATTAGCAATAATGTGTACTAGATAGCAAGCCAATCAAGCTACCGTTAATAGTTTGATTGGGGGTTAGGTAAGATTAGCGGTCTTGCCTAACCTGCCCCTTAATCTTAATCAATTTTAGCGTAAAAATCAAGGATTGTTATGCCAAAAATCGTCAAAAACCCAAAGACACGCCGTGAAATTAACGAAGCATCAATGGCTCGCCGTGGCATCGTTAATAAAGCATTCAAGCTACACGAAGACACTGTGACACTGGTCAAGGATTTATCAGAAAAAACAGACAAATCCCAAGCCCAGATTGTCACCGAAGCTCTACAGATGTACGCCGATCAGAACATCGAATGATGACGCACCACCATCACCGTCCTATCTGCCCACCCCTTGCCATAAATCTCACGCACGGACTGCCGTCCATAGGGGTGGTGTAGGATTAGGGCATTACCCACACAATCAGGCGTGGTTTCGCTTTTTAACGCTCCATCATCGCCAAGCCAAATCAAGGCATGATTGACATGATGCGTCCGACCAACACGGCACAAGATGACATCGTGCTTTTGTAAATTACCCACAGACTTATCCACAGTCACAAAGCCAGCTTTTTCAAAGTTCTGTTCATAAAGTGGTTCATGGTTCTCATGCTCCCACCAAGCATCGCTACGCTCAAAATCTGGCAGGTTAATATCAAGCTCACGGCTGTAATAATCACGCACCAAGCTATAACAGTCCTGCACGCCATGAATGTAATTTCGCCCTAATAAGGGTGGTCTGTACCCACACGGCTCATACACGCCAAAGGCAGGCTCATCGCCATAATCTTGCTTGGATACCGCCACGATGACCCACGGCACGCCATGTAGCTCAATCTGTAATTTATCCAAATCAGACGGCAACACACCGCCGTCAGGGTGGCTATGGACGATGGCTTGTATCTGCCCCATGCTTTCCGCTTTTGCAAAATCTTTGGGGCAAAGGATAAATTGCTCATCATCGGTTGCCTTATTGGTGCAAGGTATGTACTTTTTATCCACAATTAGCCCACAGCATTCAGCAGGATAGCAGTCAAAGGCGTGAGAGATGATGTCTGCTTTTAATTGTTTGGTTAATTTCATCTTAATTCCTATGAGGCAATTAGACTGCTCGCTGGGCAACCGCCAAAGGGCAAAGGTTTATTTCTGCCAAATCTGCACACGCACGATTTCATACGCCCACCGCATTTGTCCATAATGGGGTTGTCGGTAGGGTTGTCGTGTTCATCAAACATGGCCGCCCCTGTATAGCCACATTCTTCGCCACGGTACTTACCCACAACCGCCCAGTGGCAGTAATTGGTAATCTCACGTACAGGGATTTTTTGACCTTCCAAATCAATAGGGTTGGATAATTCAAAGGTAACTTGCTGGGCGTTTTCTGATGTTTTTTGTTCCACAAACCACAGCTGTTCTTTACACTCATCGCTGGCGGTAGGATTGCCATCTGCAAAATTGATGGGGTCAAGGTATTTGGCAAGGGTGGTAATGACGGTAAGTTTTGCCCCTGCAAAGTCGTTAAACTGCAAACAGTAGGCAGACACCGCCCCTTGTACCCCTGCAATGTTATTAGCAAGGGCTAGGGTTGGGGTGCTTGCTCTGCCATCTGAACGCATTTCAAGCCCTGTAACAGACAGGGCTTGGGGGTTGTACGCTTTGCCACGAAAGACAATCACGCCATCATTACGCTCGTGGTTATGACCGTGAAAGCGTAAAATGCCAGCACCTAGTTTACTTGCGTCAAGCTCAAAGAGCGTAATTAGCCCGTCTACTGTGGGTTTTTGAAAGTCGCTGTTTAATGGCATATTAGCTCCAAATAAAAAGATAAGGAAAGTAAATTTCCCTATCTTTGATTGTGTTATGCTTGATTTGGTGCTTTTGCATCATCGGCTTTGGCTTCACTAGCAAGGGCAGCACGCACCCCATAACGGTCATTTTTATAAGACAAGCTAAACTCGGTGACCGTTTGGCTGTTGTCCCAGCCTTGTAGCTGACGCAGTTGATTGGACGCCCACGCTAAAAGGTCAGCACGAAACGCTGTGGTGCGATTGCGTTTTAGCACGCCGTTGTTAGGCTCACCGTTCGCCACCTCAAAGCCGTCATCCTCAGGGTAGTAGATGACTTCAATGGTGGCAGCTTTATCGCCATGTTGGTTTTTCCAAAAGTCCACCTGTGCGATAAAGCTCTGTAATACCTGTGCCTCGGTGCGTGATAGTTCGGTTAGAGTTGTTTCACTCATTTTTTTGCTCCTAAAAAAGCCCTTGATTTACAAGGGCTGTGGGTATGTCGCCGACATTAATGTCGGCGAGTTAAAAAACCGCTCATCAGATGGGCGGTTTGGTTGTTAAAGTGGTTAAAGCTATTAAAGCCGTTGTTTAAACTCATCTGACACCTCCAAGCTCAATAAATGGTAAAAATGGCTGAGCCTTTGCCAAAAGTTCATTTAATTTGGCTTTTAGCCGTGGTTTGGTCTGTTTGCCATGGGTTGCCAAATACCGACCAGCATGTGATAGGTTGTCATCAAAGTGTTTTAAGGTAATGGTGGTTTCGATGATTTGGGCAGTGAGTGATTTAGCTGAACTCATGAGCATTTGCTCAATTTGCATATCACACCATACGGCAAAGCGTGGGTTTAGCCATCTTGCAAAATCAATGGCAAGTTTTGGGTGTAGCCATGTGCCTTGTTCAAATTCTTGTGAGTTACCTTTTTTGACAATCACAAGGGAGTTTTGTGAAGCCGTTTTTGGAGCTTCACTCAAATGCTCATCTAAGGCACGGATATAATCTTGCGTGCGTTCAGATTTTAGATAATTTTGGACACGCTTACCGTAATGTTTGGCAATCATCGTGGCATTTAGATAGCCGTTTTCTGTAAAAGAAACCGAAATACCGTCAAAATTGACAGTTTTTAAGGTTTGTGGTAAATTAGACATAGGTTTAATTCCTAAAACAATTGAACTTAGAAAAACCTTGTTTTCGTTGGTGACGGGCAAGGTTTTTTGTTTCTGACATAATAAATTGTGTCATTGACATATATTCTAAATGACATTATAATATATGTCAATACCCAATTTTAAAAAAGGCACTATTTTTTATGTCATACCTTGATACTACCGAACTACTCCAAAATCAAGACACTTGGAAACGCTCACAAGTACGCTTGCCTAACAGTCTCTACCAAGTGGTTGCCAAATATGCAGAAGATAAAAGCATGTCCCTTAATACCGCCATTATTCACCTTTTAGATATAGGCTTAGTGAGGGAAACCGAAAGAATACAAAGCATTCGCGAATTAAAGCGGGCATTAAATGAGGCTAATGCCAAAATGCAAGCTCTTGAAAACCAATCAGAGTAATAAAAACGGCTTGATGAGAGTTTTACCAATAAAAAACTCTCCGACGGTGAACTTAGCGAAAAACTCACCCAAATCCTTACCGAAATCCAGTCCATCAAAAAAGCCCCATAAAGGGGCGTTTATTATTAAAAAACCTGTTCAAATTTTAGGCTAATTTCCCAAAAGTTGCCTTTTTTCTGACTGATTTCATAATTTTCACAGACATATTTTAGGGTGTCGCCATGCGGATTTGTCCACAAAAACGGTATCACGCCTTTGTGTTCATCAAGAAAGGTTTTGATGGGCAAGATGACCGTTTGCCAATCGCCTGTTTTTGACCCTGACCAGTCCATACGCTGATTGTTAATACCATGACTGACACGCTGGGCATAGCCGTCACCAAATTGGGTTTTGCTAACAGCATGATGAACACTGGCGGACGCCCCCATGTTCATTTTCCAAGTGAAAGTTTTCATTTTTTACCCCCTATCGTCCGTTTTTAACGAAGTTATAAATGGAGCCACCTTGTCGCATTTCGCCATGAACGATGGCAAGAACGCCCGTTTTTAGGGCTTGCCCCATTCGGTTTTGGCTATCATCTCTCACATCGTGTGAGCCGTCTGCGTTGATTGTGATGTGCTGGTTAATGACAACTTGTCCACCGCCATTGCTCATACTTGCTAACTTGTCATCCAAGGCTTTGGCGGTATGCCGTGGCAGGACACGCTCGCCTTTTTCAAGATTCCAAGTACCTGATTTTGGCACGGACATGATGCCGTCATGAGCTTGACCGACGGGCATGACCACCGATTTAATTGCACTGATGATATTTGCTGTTTGGCTTGCGACAGTTGCCATTGCACCTAAATTTGCTGGGAATGGATTGGCGGATGCCATCGCCATCGCTGTTTTAATAGCGATTATCGAGCGTGAGATTGCTACACCCTTTTCAAATGCCAGAATCGTTCGATACAGTTTTGACTGCTCGCCAAAAGCTGATTTAGTAATTGCAGTAATGCCGCCAAGCGTGCTTTGGGTCGCATTAAGTAGTAGTTTTTCTTTTGCGTCAGCATATTGTTCAGCTAAGATTTTAGACTGCTCATAATAATACGCTTCATTCTCCAAATCGACTTGTCGCGCTTCTTCTAACTTTGCTTTTTCTTCAGCAAAAACCTCTTCAATTTTGGCATAATTCTCAATCGCACCTGCATTGATATTGCCAAGCCCTGCGATACCTTCAAGCACGCCGCCTAAGCCCTCACCAAAGCTGCCTGATTTGACTGCATCTTTTACATCAAACACGCTCTTATCTTTGAGCTTTTCGCGTAACTCAGCCAGTTGCTCGGTAAGCTCAATCTGCTTAGTGAGTTGCTCAATCTGCTTTTTTTGCTCTTCAGTAAACTGGCTTTGCTTAAGCAACCAGCTCGTTTCGGTACCTCCACGAAGCATGTGCAATTTCTTTTCAAGATCGAGCTTCTTTTCAGATTGCAATGTCTCAAATTCTTTGAGTTTTATTTCATCAATCATGGCTTTTTTAAGCACATCACTAATGTGTCGATACTCACGATAATATTTGAGCTTATACTCAAGCTGCTCAACTTCTGTTTTTCCGATGAGATTGCGTTGCTCTCGTATTTCGTCAATCTTATTGCCAAATTCCAAATTCTGAATTTCTTTTAACAAGCCGATATGCTCAAGCATGTCATCTTCAGTAGCAGAATAGTATTTTTGACTTGTTTTGTAAGCATGTTCTAAGCGTTCAATCTCATCCATGCCAAATGATCTGACAGACTCTCTTAAGCCGTCAAGCTCATCACCGATTGAGATTATATTCTGTAAGCGTTTCTCAGTTTCTTTGAGCTGTGAGATCTGAGTATAATCTTTCGACTTTAAAAACTTCTTAGCGTCGCCATATTTTCCAAAAGCAATGTCGGTCAAAAAATCAGCATAAGGATTGCCCTTAAGCTCTTGTTGTAGCTTATAGACACTCTTAGCGATATTGATACGCTCATCATCAGTGGCTTTTTTGATGTCCTCAGCCATCTTTTTGGCTTCTTTTTTCGTTTTTGCCGCACCTTTTTTTATACCAACTGCCAGGCCATCAGCGATCCAGTAGCCGACTTGCATCATCACACGAGATGGCGAGCGGATGTCAAAAAAGTTCGTAACTGCATTTTTCACGCCAGATGCCAGCTCTTTTGACTTAGCCACGGCGGCGCTGATTTTGTCATTGATGCCTTTCACCAAGCCATCAACAGCATCTTTACCCGCTTGGTATAAGTCAGTGCCAAGCTGCTTAATGGTATTGACAACATCGGTACGCAGCTGATTAAATGCATTACCTGCAGTTTTTAGACCGTTTTTGATGGCATTGACAACCGCATTCATGTCACCATTGATGATGCCTTTGATGACTCCGAGTGCTGTCTCAACAATGGCTTTAGCAATATCAAAACCAAAATTAAATGCTGCGGCAATACCAGTCAGCACCGCTTTGATGATTGATAAGATAGCATTCATGCCAAAACTGACAGATGCTTTGATGACTTCAAACGCTGCCAAAGGTATCGTCGAAAAGCCATGCCAGAACGCTTTGGCGGTATCTAACACAACATCAAATACCGCTTTCATGCTGCTAAAATAGCTTTTAATATTATCAATCGCTGTCTTAATTGGTGCAGGCAGACTATTAAAAATTTCGGTTGCTTTGGCTTTGATAGTGTCCCAGTTTTTGTACAAAAGAACACCAATTACAATTAAACCAGCAATCGCAACTCCGATACCAAGCATTGGCAAGCTGATACCTGAAATCGCATTTCCCAAAAGCTTACCTATATCTGAAAGACCAGCAAATGATGCGCTCAGCACCGGTACCGCCAAGCCGATGGCACCGATTGCCACCCCCAAGCTAAGTATAACGCCTGTCGCAATGGTCAAGCTTGCAACAATCTCAGAGTTAGCCTCAACCCACTTGGTCAGATGATCAACAATCGGTCCAGATTTTTCAACGATCTTGCGCACAGAAGGCTCAAAGACTTCGCCAATCGTTGCGCTCAAAATTGATTTTCGGTTATTCAAAATCTCAATTTGATTTGACAAGGTATTGACTTGCGCCACAAACTCTTTGAACATTGAGCCAGCATATTGAGACTCATCGCCAATAGACTTTAAATTTTCTTTTAAAAAATCTGTATTCTGAATATATTGAGAGAACACTGGTAGCGCTTCTGTACCAACCAATGCTGATGAAACTGCGCTCTGTTGTGCTTCTGGCAGTTTTTTAATCTCATCAATGATTCTTAAAATAGTACCAATGGCATTTTTTTGCATGTCTTCAGCGACTTTTTCAGCGCTCAAGCCCAGTTCTTCAAACGCTGTTCTTTGCGATTTGGTAGCATTTGCACCACGGGTCAGATACAAAGAGATATTTTTGATGCCCGTTGCTGTCGATGATGCATCCAAGCCCACCACCGATGCTGCCAATGCTGATAGCTCAGCAGCAGAAATATTGGCAAGCTCAGCAATGGTACCGACAGACTGCACGACGGTCATAATTTTATCAGCAGCATTGGGTGTGCTATTACCCAAGTAGTTGATCTGGTCAGCAAGCTCGACCACTTCTTCATGTGTCAGCCGAAATCCTGCTCGCATTTCAGAAAGTGACTGACCTGCGCTCTCAGCACTTATGCCAAAAGCTGTAGACATTTTTGCTGCAGTTTCTGTGTGCCTTGCCAAATCCTGCATAGGCACGCCTGCTTGACCAGCTGCCGCCGCGATATTGCTTAACTCTTCAAAAGTTAATGGCAGATACCCAGTCATGTCCATCAGCTCTTTTTTGAAGTTCTTAAAGCCATCGGGCGAATCAAAGTCCACGACTTTTTTAACTTCTGCAAGGGCTGATTCAAACTTCATCGCTTCATTGACAGATGATTTGATGCCGTAGCCGACTGCCGCCATAGCAGCAGCACTAGCCGCACCAATGCCACGCATTGCACTCAGCGCCTGCTCATGCTTGCGATTAAATCGTTCAAGTCTGTTATGTATCTCTTCGTTCTTTTTTGCAAAAGCGTTGAGATTTTCAGAAGCTTGTTTCAAGCCACGATCAAACGCTGTCGTCGTCGCTTCAAGCACAATTTGTAATTTTGATACAACTGCCATAATTCACCCAATAAAAAACCGCCCATAAAGGACGGTTGGTTTTTTAAGTTATATAGTGCTATTTAGCTTGTTGATTGGTGCGGATTACTCTAAAGATAGCAATCGGGGTGATGCCATAACTGCTTGTTTTCCTCAAGCTTTTTCTTTACCGCCTGCCTTTTTCTATCACCATACAATTGCTTGCATTCTTCTTCGGTTACAAAGTACATTGTTGGCTCAAGTAGATTTTGCAGTGTTTCTATATCTGTAATGCTTAGCACACCGTTTAATAACACCAAATTACCTGCTGAATTCTCACCAAGTTCTCGACTGATAAATCCTAACTCGTCTAGCTTATCAATCATTTCCCTAGGTAATGTTGGTGTCGCATCATAAGTCTTTTCGCTAGATTGATTTTCACCTGTAGCATAGTTCACCTTAGCGTCAATCTTTGCCATAGCATTTACGCCAAAAGCACCCTCGCTCGCTAAGCTGCTATTAAGTGCGTTATTTGCCTTAATGCTAGCCAACGAGCCAAACCCTGTCAGCTGCGCATAAAACGAGCGAATTTTAATGCTGTCAAGATATAAAAAATCAAAGAGAGATTCTGTGATTGGTGATTCTTGCGCCACGGTTAATCTCCTCTTTTACCTTTTTTTGCTCTTGGTGAAATTTCTCGGTTTCCCTGCTCATTGCTTGGTTTAGGCAACTAAACATATCACGCAAAAGTTGAGCAGAGTGGTGAGTTGCATCTGATTTTTTAGCATTATCTTGCATACACCCATCTCCTTGATGATAACAATACTAAAAGTATCGCTGAAATTATATTATAGCAAGCATGATATGGTTTGAACAATTTGTTTTACTTATCAATAACAAACACCAATACCCCACTCACCATCTGATGAGCAGGGTATAGCCTAAATTTGTTAAAATTTATACAGTCAAGCCACTACGCTTAAGTGCCGCTTGGATGATACTTGGTAGCACATCTTTTGGCACACCTGCAGGGTCAGCGATGATTTTGGCGATATCATCACTCTGCACCACCCAGATTTTTTGATCAACCATTATCACATTGAGATTATTATTCCAGTAGTCAAGATTGACCATAAATCTCTTACCTTGAACCATTCTTGTAATGATGGCTCTGGCGATTTCATCTTCATCTATATCCAAGCTGGGTGCTACGCCCTCAAGCCGTTTGATTTCTGCGTGCAAACCATGCAGATAGTTCATCGCTTGGTTAGTTGCCTGATGACAGGTGATTTGAAATTCCCCTTGTTCCTTTGCATCTGGCTTGATCATTAAGCTATGTGTGTATGCTATCGCTCGTGGTAGGTCTGCCAAATCAATTTCATCAATATGCTGTGTTCCCATATATTGATTAACCATTGTGTATGCAGTGCCATAATCCAATCCGCACCGACTCACCAACATGGATACCGCTTGGCGTAATGGTGTACGATCGCTAACGGTAGACTTGGCAACATAACGACCAGTTTTGCGGATAGTAGGCAAGACTTCATCAAATACCCAATTTTGGAATTTTACCGCTTCGGCTTTATTTGAGCGAAAAATCACACGGTATAAATTTGGCTCATTGATAAAGGTTAGCTCTTGCTGACCACCAACCGTAGGGGTGTAGATTTTTTCTACACCCTTTTTATCTAACTGTTTTGCAACAATATCACGGCTATTTTTGATGGCAAGAATACCAGCGACATCAGGCAAACAAAACCAAATATCGCCGCCATCACGGATAGCAGTGCGAACTTGTTTGGTAGATTCAAAATTAAAGATTGAGATTTGAGTTTGCATTTTTCTGTACCTTTTTGATAGGTTAGTTAAAGCCCACATGGGCGACCAACGGCTCAAAACCTGCAGAAAATCAGGCGGACTTATTCCCCTTTCGGGTCTTGTATTCGTCGCACCGTCGGTCATAACTTATCAAATAAGGTATGCAAATTCATGCACATCTTAGGTTGTCGGATTAACTTAAGAGACGCGCATAAAAATATCACGCTGACGGGGTGATTTCCGTTTTCTGTCGGCTTTTGAGACCGTGAACATACTATACAATAAAAAACCCAATCTGTAAAGACTGGGTTTGGTAATTAGTGATCTTTATGAACCACGCTAAATCTCATTGATTTGCTATCTGGGTAAATATTGACAATATATTTATAATCACCAATAACCTGCGTCTCAGTTGTCGGCTTCAAGCTTTGGTTAAATTTCTTCATCGCCCGACTCATAACTTCTGCAACACTATTGGCGACCTGCTCTTTTGGTAAATCAGGGCTTAAAGTGCGGGCTTTAGCTATTGCAAACGCCAATAAAGCCATCATTCTATCTTCAACATTATCAGAGATTTTAACATTATACATTGAGGTAATGATATTTCCGGTCTTATCCAAATCGCCGTACCAAATAATATCCTCACCCAAATCCACCGAATAAATATTATCATTAGTAGAGACAGACCTTAGCTGAGGATCTACACCTGAAATCTCTTTGATGATATTGTCAATACCTGAGCCAAGCTCCTGTGGCGTCATACCTAAATTTACAGGCTGAACTTCTTCTTTGTCGTCTATTTGAGCCGCATATTCAGCTTCTCGCTGCGCTTTTTCTTCGGCTGCTTGAGCTTCTCGTTCAGCTTTCTGTTCAGGCGTTTCAAGCGCAACGGCGAGCGCACCAATCCCTAAAAATACCGCAAATATGATCCCAAGCCATTTTAATAGCTTTTTCATAGCACACCCTATTTGCAGACTTTCTTAGATGCACTGATTGATCCATCTTTACAGACAAACTTACCATTGCTGCAGTGAGAAACACCACCTTTTTTACCACTGCATGGCGTATTTTTAGCCATGGCAGGGCTGGACGATAAGACAAATACGGTAGCAAACGCACTTAAAACTGATAAAAACTTGTTCATAATAGCACCCTTTGATTGATTGAGTTTTTATTATAAACAAAGTTACACCAATTTAGCAATTACATTGAATTAAACATTGCAATCATTTCCGCCACTTGTATTCTTGCTTTTTGTGCCTCGCGCTGCTGCTCATACTCTTGACGCTGCTCATCTGTCATAGGGTTTGGATCAATGATCATATAATCAGACAGCTTACCGCCGCCCATGGATGCGGCGATCGTTGCAGCTTGTATGTCGCCACGATAGCCGCCAATGGGGTCAATGTCATGAAATGCTTGCCATTCTAGAAACTCTGTATAGCTCATTTTACTGGCAAGCTCAGCGACGGTCATACCCAGATGAGCCGCCAATTTAAACAAAAATCGGCGGTCAGCATGAGCGATCAGTCCTTTTTTAAGTCATCCACCTTGGCATCAAAGCCATTTACTTCCCTGATCGCCTCAATCAGTTTGGTTAGTGTATCGGCGTGCATTTTGCCTAAATCTTTGATGTCATTTTCGGCAAATACACGCTTACCTTCTTCATCACAGACAGAAAATGTCACTAAACGCAATGATGATTTGACATCATCGCCTTTATCATGCATAAGCTTACCCTGCTCTTCTACTGTCAGTTTTTTGATATGTACAGTGCCAATACCGTCGATGCCGTAAGCAGTGGGCGTACCAAGATTGCTTAATGCTTTTAGCAAATCGTTTTTTAAATTACTCATGATTTATCCTGTTATCAGTTAATAAAAAAAGGGTGTGTTTGCACCCCTTATTCGGTCAGCTCTTTTGTCGTATCACCAGTGATTGTGATTCTGCCCTTTTTACGCAGTTTTTTCTTAGTATCTTCAGCATCTGTGGTCAGTTCTGCGATAATGCCTTTGAATTGGCGGCTTTCGCTTGTCGCTTCCATGAATTTTAGCTGAAAATACAGCTCTCTACCACTTTCAAAAGATTTTTGTAGCAGTTTATGTGTTTCATCCTCTGGTAGCAGCACATACTCAAACTCTACTTCCGAATTTTCTTTATAATCGACGACAGCATTGACTTGGCGTCTGTCATCTGTAGCAGTAATGTCATCAAGAACTTTCGCCTCAGATGGTACACCACATGATGTTAAACGCTCAATTTTTTTGAAGCTTGAGCTTGTATTTGTTGCTGATACGAACAGCTGATAAAAGCTGTCTTTTGCATTTTCTACAGTATTTGTTTCTGCCATAATAGTCACCTATGCAATTGTTTGCCAAAATTCGTACTCAATGATTGCGCGATAAAGCCCATCATCGTGTACATACACCACGCCACCATACTCTGATGGCTTGATTGTGTTTAATCGCTTGACCGCTTCTTGTGCCAGTGCGATAGTCTCATCATAATCTGCTGCGTAAATATCAATCTGCACACCTACCCACTCATGCCCTGTTGCCCCGTCTAGTGTGTTATCTGGCACATTTGACACCAGCGTATAAACCATAAAAGGCGGTGTGCTATCAGCGGTCTCAGGTACGAACAACGGATAAACACGATCATTGACTAATTCACCCAGCAAGCCAAAAATTCTTTTACTTGCTATCATTATCCACCCATGATTTTGTCAATACGCTCTCCCAATTTGTTTTTAAATCGATCCGCAGCATCTTCAGCACCGCTATTAAATGCAGGTCTAAAGATCGGTCTTGCTGCTTGATACTTTGTACCATATTCATTAAAAAACCAGTAATATGCTGAGCCGTGCGTTTTTCCTGAGCCTTCTGCGACATAAATAGCAATCGCCGCACCATCCAAATTTGCAGACTTGCCACGGGTTAGGCGTCGTCTTTTGATGCTTTTGTGATAAAGACCTGATTCTTGAATCTCGTATTTACCTGTGCCTCTTTTTGCGCGTCTTCTGCGTTTTTTGCCATTCTTGTCATAATAAAAGCCATCACCTTGACCATAGGACATATAACGGCGGTATGGTGCTTTTGTCATTGGTGCCTGAGATCTGACATATTTGTACATCGGTAATGATGCATACATCAGTGAGCTATACAATGCACTACCTGCTTGCTTGTTAGTAATCTCTTCCCTGGCTTGTTTAAGTTTTTTGCCAAGTTCTTCTGCACCAATCAGTTTCATTGTTCTGCCCCCTGTAGCAGTAGGGTAAGATATTCTCGACCACTTTTATTGTCCACCAGTGGCTCACCAATAATATCGTAGGTTTTACCACGGCACACGACACGCATATTACGCTTAATATCATCTCGATATCTGATTTTAAGCCTTGCCAATATCTCCACGCCTGCCGCTTTCCCAGCAATGACATCTTTGGCAGAGACGGGTGTAAATTGCCCCCAAACCGTATCTATGACAGACCATGTTCGCTTGGGTGCACCTGTTGCAGATCGTAATTGTAAATGCTGCATGAAAGATACTCTATCTTTAAGCTTACCTGCTTGCATCACACCCCCAAATTTCGATAAGGCTGTAACAACGCCTCAAATCCAAAGGGGATTGATTGCGGCGTTTGATAGTCATTATTGACAGCTTCTCGGTTGTCATACCAATGCCCAACAAGCAGTAACACCGCTTGCTGTACTGCCAGATTGCTTTCATCAAGTAATCCGTCGATGTAATTTGACGCATGAATTAAAGCAGCATTCAAATAATGCATAAGTAAATCATCTTCATCGTCATGATCGATACGGCACTGATGCTTGACCATTTCAAGCGTTATCTTCTGTGTCATCGCCATCATCACCTTTATTTTCAAGCACAGGTTCAGCCTTGTTGCTTGGTACTTTTTTAGCTTTGCTTTGCACTTTTTTGTTTGCGTGAGCCTTACCAATCAAACCAAACTCAATTAAACGCTTGGCGGTAAAATCATCATCAAGCTGCCTGATATCGCCCTCATAGTATTGCTTATCGCCATAATGCTGTTTTAAGACTTCATATTCCATGATTACCACCATTTGATTGCATTGACCAAACTGGCTAGGGCAAATAAACTCAAACACGCCGTAAGCCAATTAATTAAAAACCTTACCTTAGGCGATTGTTCGTACTTGTCCAGCATTTTTATCACCCAATTTCCTAAATCTATGTTAAAATTCACCTATGTTTTATCCTTATCCACCAAGGGTAAAAATAGAAAAACCCTAACGCCTGCCAGTGTTAGGGTTTTTTGTCGCTTATTTCGCTACCAAATCGCCATAAATAAACGCCTCAGGGCGATATACCGCTAATGCAAGACGCTCTTCACAAAGGATAGTAACCAAGTTTCGTACAAAGTCATCCTCGTTTTCGGTTGCCACGGCAATCGCCGCTTGCTGTCGGTCAAAGATTTGTGCACCAAGGTTAAACGCACCTGTCAAGAATTTGCCCGTACCCATGGCGGTTGTTTCAACAACTGGTACGCCCCATAGGGTGCGATTTGCCGTACCTTGTGGCAAGCCGATGATATGCCTATTATCCGCATCTTTTTCTAGCTCAATCTTAGCCCAATCGATTGGGTTTAAGACGATGCCAGAGGCAGGATATTCGGCTAACACCGCTTGTAGCTGTGCCAATCGCAACTGGTCAATGATGGTATATGTGCTAAGCGTCGCTTTGTCTGCAAATGCTGTCGCTTGCGGGATAATGCCCTTAAGATTGCCATTTTCGCCATCACCGTTTAGCAGCTGACGATCTTCAACCAGTTTTAAGCCATAAATCAAGCGTCCGTTGATATAGCTTGCCAAAGCTGATGCGTCATCTAAAATTTGTCGTGACGCTTTGACATAGTGTGCAAGGGTTCGCACTGATACGCTTTGGGTGTCAAACTTGATATGTGACTGTGCTTTTTTGTCACCTTCATTGTGCTGTGCTGCTGCTGAGTTTGTAAAGCCTGTTTCACGCACATATTCAAGTGCATTGCTATCAGTCGTGCCTTTCATCAGCAAGTCACGCACTCGCAGACGCTGATCAGGTGGGGCTACAATGCCTCCTAGACGCTGTGTTTGTACCAGTGCACCTGCTGCCCCGCTGGTGTCGGTGGTGGCACTGGTAATCGTCGCTTTAATATTTAGCTTGGCTCGATTGCCTGCGGTCGGATTATCAGCAAATTGCTTAAACGCATCAGATTCAAACAAACGCTCACCCAGTGACTTTTCAGGCTCTTGATTTTGTGCTCTGCGTGCTTGTTTTTGCTCTATGGCATCAAGGCGTGCTTTAACATCACCCATTGATTTAAGCGCTTCATCAACATCCCCTTTTAAAGTAGATAAGTTATTTTCACCTTTTTCTAAGCGGCCCGTTAATTCTTCGCCCAAGCCCTTGACATAGTCAGTGGCTTTTGCAAGCTCGGTGGCGAGCTGTTTTGTCATATCAGACATTTATGTCTCCTGTGATAGATTTAATGATTTGTAATGCATCTTTAAGTTCTGCTGGCTCACCCAGCAATTGACGCAAGCCATGTGATGCGATTGCTGTGGCTTGCGATTTGCTAAATCCTGCATCACGCAAGAATTTTTCAAATTCAGATAAAGTGGGCAGCTGCCCTTGTGCCAAAGCCGATTTGACCACTGTCACGGTCGATGCGTCGTTGGCAGGAAAGGTAACGATTGAGATTTCAAATAAATCCAATTCTTTGAGCAGTAGCACCTCTTTGGTATTGTCATAGTCTGCTTGCTCAACACGATAGCCGATAGATAAGCCGTCAATCACGCCTGCTTTGATGAGTGCGTGTGCTTCACGGGCTTTTGGCACATCATCAATGAGCAATTTGCCCTCACCGTATAGCCCATGTTCATCCTCTTTGAGTGCTGTCCATACGCCGATGGGCTGTGCTCTGTCGTGTTGCCACAGTATCGGCGGCATTTTGCTGCGTGTTTCAAACTTTGCCAGCGATTTGACAAATGCCCCCTTTTGCACGCTGTCGCCGTAGCTATCCACAACATCAAAAACATTGCAATAGCCACTAAAAAAGCCGTCATCTTTAACGATTGACGGCTCAAAATTAATTGATTTGGTTTTCATGATCTTGTCCCAATTTCTCAAGCGGTGTTAGATTGAGCTGTACGGTCAGACTGTCGCCACCTGACATTGGTGGCAGATCTTCTAAAGCACGCACCTCATTACGAGTCATCACGCCATTTTGTAGCATGGTTGTATAAAAATTAGCACGCCCTTGGCTATCAGCACGCAACAGACCCTCAACGCTAAATTTAGGACTGTATTGCGACCGCTCAGACGGTGACAGTAGCTTTTTACGAATCGCCTGCTCAATGCGTTCAAGCGTGGGGCGTAAGCTGTAAGTCAAAAAGCCCAAATTCATGCCCTCAAGGCTCGATGCCCATGAGCTTGCCTTATCGGTGTGACCAATCAGCTGCGGAGGCACACCAAAAGCTCGGCATATCTCTTCAATGCCAAAATACCTAGTTTCAAGTAACTGTGCATCGCTTGGGTTCATCTTAACCCCGCTAGATGACACGCTCATACCAGCTTCTAGCACCATATATTTGCCAGCATTTTCAGGCTTTGAAAAATATTCAAGATTACCTCTTAGCTTTTGCCTTTGCTCGCTGTTTAAGATATTGTCAGTCTGCAAAAAGCCGCCAGCTTTTAAGTTATTGCCAAAAGTGTGGCTTGCAGCATTGTTAGCGTCAATTTGTGCACCCATCACGCCTGCTTGATAGCGGATTGGCGACAAGCCAACCAAGCCATCCATGGTAAACCCTTTGATGTGTAACACATCTTCAGCACCAAAAATATCCTCGCCGACTTTATAGCTAATATCACCATCACGATTTCTTTTCACTACGGTAATTGATGGGTCTAATATATCAAGACTAACCACCCTACCGCCCAATCGTGTGATGTACACATAGGCATTGCCCCACAGGTCAAGACTGACAATCACCGACTCCCAAAATTCAGACGCTGTCATGTCCGCATTTGGGCTGTCATGCAAAATTCGGTACAAATGGTGATCTGTTGCCAATTCCTTGCTATCAGACTTTAAGTGCAGGGGCAAACTGGCGATAGTCTGACTTCTTAATCGTACACACGCCCAAACTGCCGATAATTTTAAAGCGGTTTCTGCGGTTACTGCCGTGCCAGATGGCATGTGCATTGAGTTAAACGGAGCAACTTCGCTACCTTTATCAAGTCGCTTACCGCCCCCAAACAATCTGGCGTAAAACCGTGACCACCAGTTTTCATCATTCATAATTCACCCAATAAAAAACCTGCACCGTTAACGATGCAGGTAACTAATTTTTCTTGTGTGCTACAGAGACAAAAGATTAAGCAATAATCATATTATCAAAAAATTCATCTACATTCCCAGTATCTGTATGCACAATCGCCCTAGATAAAGCCATAATCAATGCGACCATACCGTCAATCTTATTCTCAGCCCTTTCTTTATTCGGATAGATATTATCCTTTTTATCAAGGGTTGCCACCACATTTGACGCTTGCCAAGTTAAAATCGGGCAATCACCATGTGCCAGTCGCTTTTGTAGCACCAACGCCTCAAGCTCTTTCATCGGCTCGCTCATGTTTTGCACGGTGTGTCTTAGTTCGACCATCACCATACCTTCTTTTTCCATCTCTTGGGCAAGCTGTGTGGCTTGCCATGGGTCATACGCCACTTCTTGCACATCAAACCGACCATAAAACTCACGCAAATCGTCCTTAATGGCATCAAAATCCACCACCTCCCCCATGGTCAGGGTGAGCAGGCTATCGGCATCCCATGCTCGATAACGCTCAGTGTTACTATCAAGCTCTTCAAGCACACGCACATCTGGCAAATAATAACGCCCATGTACATGGTAATTGAGATCGTCAGCTGTCGGTGGGAATAGCAAAATTAGTGCCACCATGTCAATTTTTGTGGCAAGATCAAGACCGATAAAGCAAGGACGGCCTGTCAGTGCAGACAACGGCAACCGCTCTGGAGCATTTGCCCATTTTGCCATGTTCAGCCAAGCATTTTTTGCACCCACCCACTCATTTAGGTGTTTCGTTCTAAAAATTGCCTGCTTAGCAGCACTCATTTTGGCATCACGCTGTCTTGCCTGTAAAAACTCAGCCGATACTGAGATATCCATGTTTGGATTGGCTTTTTTAAGTGCAATTTCGCTTGTCCAATCATCGTCTTTGTCCATGCCATATAGCACCGCCCAAAGGTCGGGAATATCCATTACCCCATCAAGCATTTTTTCAGCATCTCGCACCATCTGATGGCACGCACCCCCGATGGATGAACCTGCTGTAGTAATCACAAGCATAATCGGCTGTTCTCGTGCACCCATGCCCGTTTCCATGGTGTCGTACAAATCGTTATTTTTATGCTCATGGTACTCATCAATGATGGCACAAGATGGGCTTGAGCCATCACCAGGCTTACCAATGATCGGTTCAAATCGTGAGCCATCGGCTAAGCGTGCCATGTTCGATGCATTGACTTCAATGCCGTAAAAGTCTTTAAGTGCTTTGGTACGCTCAACCATGATTTTAGCTGGTCGAAATACTTCCCAAGCCTGTTTTTCGGTGGTTGCACCGCTATATACTTCAGCACCAAACTCGCCATCAGCACAAAACATATAATTGCCAATGCCTGCTGCAATGGCAGACTTACCATTTTTACGACACACAAAAATTAAAATCTTAGTATAACGACGAAACCCCGTCGCTCGCTTAATCCAACCAAATGGCAGGCAGCAAGCAAAGATTTGCCACGACTCAAGGGCGATTTTTTCGCCTTTTGATGCCCACTTGCCCTTGGTATGCGGTAAAAGCTGGATAAACTTTGCCACCTTTTCTGCCTTGGCAGGGTCAAAAAAATACGGATAATCAGGGTTAGTTTCGCTGTTTTTTAGCTCGTCTAAGTGCTTTTGGCAGGCCAATTTAATGTATTTATTGGCGATAATCTCACCAGATAGCACCGCATGAATGTAATCTAAAGCTTTTTGTACATTGGGATAAGTCATAAATCTGCAAAAGGATTGGCGATAGGTTCGCTGTTGGCTGCACCTGTCAGCCGTGTGCGTGATGATGGGTCAAGACCCAGCAATGACCCAAACTTCATCATCTGCGTTTTAGCTTCGTTAATGATGGTGAGTGCAGGGTTTTTATTCAGCTTGCCGTTGTCATCCATGATAACAAGCCCATACCGCTCCACTTCTTGTTCAGCTTCACGCCACCTACTGTAGCTCATGCAAAATGCTTCGACATTATGCACATCTGCCACAGTTAGCACGCCAGTTGCCAACAATTCAGGCATCACAGTACACCACATGGTCACGGCAGTACCTGTCATCCATACTGGCGGTTCGATTTCGGTGATTTGTGCAAATTTGGGTTCGTTTTTGTTCAGGGCACGCTTGCCAGGGTTGCCTGTCAATTCTTTAATAGCTGTTGGTTTTGGTTTTCGCCCTTTCATTTTTCCACCTGTTAATTTATCTTAACTTATCCTAAAACTTCCAATTTCGCGGTCGTAAAAATTTTTTTTAGGGGGCGGTGCTACAAGACAATCTTTCCAAACTTTTTACCCGCCCCTCCCGTCCTGTGCTGTCTTAATCTTGTGACAAGAACTACAAAGTGACTGCAAGTTTGCCATATTGTCTGTGCCACCTTTCGCCTTGGGTATGATATGATCCACATCGGTTGCGTGTGTGTATCGTGCATCAGCTTTGCACATTTGACAAAGATACTTGTCACGCTTAAGCACCTGTAATCTTAATCGCTTCCACTGGCTACCATAGCCACGCTCTGACGCTGATTTATTATGTTGCCAGCCATGGCGGAGGTGCGCGTGTTCATCACAATAACCCTTCATTAATCTGCTTTTAACAAGATTTTTGCACAGTCTGGCTCTGCATGGTGTTGTCATATTTCTTCCATAAAAAAAGTGCACCTTTTAATTAGGTGCACTCCTCGAGTTTGATAATATCTTACTATTGGACTGTCGACAAAACAAGGCTTATTTGTAGGGTTTATGTAAATGAATACAGTTTATGCAATAGCCCAGCTAAAAATGATTCCGCTTTAATGAGGGCAGATCTAACATCATGGCGGCTTGCTCGGCTCTTGCCCCGATACCCAATAGCACTCAAATAGCGTACCGCAATCTTTTCATGAGACCACCCCCATACATAAAACATCATGAACACATTGGCTGACACTGAGCAATATCTCGCCAGTTCACTGACCCCCCTATCAATTTGCAAGCCCCGATCATCTGTCATCACATATACGCGGCGATTTGCTGGTAGCTTTGATCGCTCAACCATTAGCCAAGTGCTTTTAGTTTTCAAGCAATCAGGGTTATCACGCACCCATTTACCCCATTCTCTGTATTCATTCATACCGCCCCCTTGATTCTTTTAATTTCATCTTGAATATACCAAACCGCCTTTTGTAAGTCCTGAATATCACTGTTACCATCTTTTAGCCCTGCTCGCCAAAGGTATTTAATGGCGTTGCCGATATTAAAATTACGATGGCGTGTAATCTGTATGCACTCAATGCCTGATGGGTCTGATGTGTAGTGACTCGGGTGATTGACTGCGTCATTTTCAGTTTGTTTTAATTCATTCATACCTCAACAATCTCCACATCATGAAAATACTTCACCATCTTACGCTTAATTCGATAAACTTTATCTTTGGCTGTGATGGCACTTTTGACATCTTCGACGATGATTTGCCCAAGATTGTCTTTGTAGCGAAAATCTGCGACATAATCGACGCCTCTTTCACGCCTGCCAATAGTTTCAAAGTATTGGCTAGGTATCAGTATAAATTTTGGCTGACATTCCAAATCATTGATTAGCCCATCATCTTGCATCGATTTGAGCAATTTATAGCGTTCAGCTTCTTTTTTACTGTCAAAAGTAATGCCATCAATTTGTGTTTTTTTGTTTTTGTACTTCACGAACTTTATCCCGGTAAATTTTGTAAACAGTGCATGCTCGTCTGGTCTCATCATTTCGCAAGCCTGCGTAGTAGATAGATCTTAAAACCATCACATCGTCGTAATCCAAGTCAGTGATTGAATGCCAGATATCACGGTGACATGGTTCTCGTTTTCTCATACTAACCGCCCTGTGATCTTCCCAAGCGTTGCAAAGATTTCATCCTGACGATCTTTTGACACAGGCCAATGCTCATCATTGGGCTTGTTTTCAATCGCAGGTGGTGGTGTGTAAACTTGGCAAGTGATACCGTCTTTGACAAAGCGATTAACGATCAGCTCATACTCATCTTTGAACGCATTTTCAGCACGCCATTTGTCATGTTCTGACTTGATATCCTGCCAAAGGTGGTAGGTGGCATCATAGGCTTGTTTTTCAGCAACAGTGATCACCGTGTTCTTAGGATGAGCAATCCACTTCAAGATATTGCCCAGAGCACCTGATTTGCCACGATAACTGTCTGAAATGGCATCGTCATGGCTAAAGCTTGGTAAACCCAAACACCAGCGACGAAACAAAGCTGCATCTGGACAAAAGCCCTTGTTTGCCATCGTGTTGATACCCGCAACCAACTGCTCAGGCGTCAAATCTTGTGTGACAAAAGCAAAAATATTCACCACATCTGCGGTTTTCATAGCACCATAGCGTTTTTCAAATGAACCAATAGCTAAGCCTTGTATGACTGCCACTAAGTGTGATGGACTGTGAATTTGAATCATCAAGTTACTCATGCGTCACCCCAAGTTTTGGATTTGCGTTTTTGCTGTAAAAATTTTCACCAAAGTTATTCGCCATGGCTGCCAATTCATCAGTGCGATTCGTTGGTTTTTTGCTGTCCGATCTTGATAACCATTGACGAAATTTCTGTCTTCTCACAAAGTCAGTATTCAGCGGTTTACCAAGCGTGGCTTGATTGTCGTAGTACGCCTTGAAATCTTGCAAAGCGATTTGATACTGCGATGCATTGAGTGTGACATTCACGCCTGCCCTAAGCAATTCAGATTGCATTTCCTGCATGGGTGGTGGTTGCCAATCCGCCAAGCTGCAAAAATTTTGCTCGCGCGCGTTAGTGTGTGTATATATATTATTGGTTATTGGTTTATGGTTATTGGTTGGTTGAACGGTCGTTGAACGGTCGTTAATTTCCTGTTGAACGGCTGTTGAACGGTCGTTAATGTGATGTTCATCATTTGCTTGCTGATTGTTTTCGTCTTGTTCAGCTTTCTTTTTACGAGCGTTAGCCGAAGCTTTGCCAGCATTTGATGCAACTTCTTGCTTTTTCTTGTATTCTGCAATTTCTTCATCGCATCGTGCTTGGTGATAGCCATCATCTTCCAAAATAAAAAAATCTTCCAGCACCATATCTACTGCTTTTTGCAGTTTTTTGGTTGTTGCTCGAAGGTAGCGATAAATTTTATTTTTATCTGATGGTAAAGGTAATTCGTTTGAATAATACCAAGCGAGTGCACGATGATACATGCACTCTTCTTCGACACTCAAATGAATGGTTGCATTGTTAAAATCATTAATGTTGTGACTATAGTAATGCATCAGTTCACCTCCGCCGCATAGTAAACGCAATAAATATGATTGGTGCTATCACGAAGCTTCTTGTTTTTGATCAGCGTTTTGCCTTCACGCTGATTAAACCTGCTCACTGCCGAGCCTGCCGCTTTAATCCCAAATTGTTTTTTGATTTGAGCTGATGTCATATGCTCACCTGTTTTTTGTAGATGCGATAGCAGCAATCTAATCTTGGCATTTGGATTTTTATACTGGCGGCAGGCGTGAGCTTTGCACACCATTTTCTTTGTCTGCTCTTTATTAAGATTGATGACTTTGCCACCTTTTTTGATAAATTCAGCGATTTCTCGCTCTTGGGCGTCAAAATCTGTGCGACGCTTACTAAAAGCATTGCTCACAAAATTAAAGTTTGGTATAATAAATTCGTTCATTTAACTTTCCTTAAGTTAATCCGAAAAATGGACACGCCCCTAGTTGCTGCTAGGGGTTTTTGCTTTCTTTCGTGGTCGTAACTCTTCTGAACGCACCACGCCGTTTGTTAGACTTTCTGCCAAGTCTGCATTATCTCGACTAATATAAAAGCGATTATTTAACCAACCGCTCACAGCCGATTGTTCCACATCCAAAGCATCTGCTAGCTTCATCTGTGATCCAAAAAACTCAATGAGACACTGCACAGCTTTATTTTTTGTTTTAGACATTACACCACTCTCTTATAAAAATATAAGAAATTATAAGTTAAATGATACAAAAAATCAATTAAAAAATAAGTATTCTAATTTGTAAAAATATTAGTTGTCTAATATAATTATCTTAGAAATATCCTAAAAATAGGAAAAAGCTATGGAACTCAAAAATCGTCTGAAACATGCAAGAAAAGCCAAGGGGCTTACCCAAAAGCAAGTAACCGAGCAAATTAAGGGCTTGTCCCAATCTGCATACTCTCAGCTTGAAAGTGGTAAAAGCAAAAGCACCACTCGTGCTGTTGAGCTGGCACATCTTTTTGGTGTTGACGTACATTGGTTAATTTCTGGCGAAGGTGAGATGACAAAAAATAATTATGAACTCACCCCTATCACCGAATGGGACGATAGCACCCCGTTGGATGATGATGAAGTTGGGATCTCTTTTTATAAAGACATTGCCTTCGCCTGTGGCCATGGCGCGGTCAATGGTGATGTGACGCATGAAACCCGCAAATTACGCATGGGTAAGCGTACACTGAGCAATCTTGGGGTAATGCCTGAAAATGCCTTTGCGGTCACTGCCCGTGATGACAGCATGATGCCCTATGTACAAGATGGCGATACGATTTATATCGATAAAGGACGAAAAGAGATCAAAGATGGGCGGATTTTTGCAATTCGCTTTGGGGAGCTGTGCTTATGTAAGCGCCTGTATCGACTGCCTGATGGTGGCGTGCGTATCGTCAGCGATAATTCTGATGAGTTCCCTGAGCAGGTCGCCACCAAGCAGCAGATCAGCGATGGTGAGTTTGAAGTGATTGGGTGGGTGTGGAGTGTCAGCCATCTTGAGCGGTGGTAGAGTTGTGGGTAAAACGGTGGAGTATTGACTCCATTAATATAAATTTTCAATATTGATAAAACATTAAGGTGTAATATGCAGATAAACTTTGAAGATGGCAAATTTTTCATCAAACAAGCGATTAACTTCTATAAAAATCGCGGATATACACTAAGAAATGATGTTAATCCCATATTAGAAAAAGCTGGATTGGCAACCAAACGCTCGTGGGATGATACCACTCGCATGATTGACAATTTATCTGAATCTTCTATCAATACTAATATTATTGCAAACATTACTTCTGAAATCGCACAAGATTTGATGGCAGTTATATTGTATAGAGATAAGATTACATTCATCTATGAAGAGTTGGAAAACTTTGATGAAATTCATTCTGCCATTGATAATGTATCCACGCCATTCAATAATGACTATAGTTCCATTATGGACAAAACCGTGGATTTCAACTGTGTAAAAATACAAAAAGACGATATAGATTTCTATCTTTACAAATCAGAAAGATTGCTACCTGCTAAGATTGACCTTGGTGTTCATGCGCTTAAATCAGAGCACTCTGATGAAGATTTTGAGCGTGTTGTTGCATACAAAACAATTGAAATTACAGCGTTTGACATACTGATATTTGACCATGATAACAATAGGTTGATTTTATCCGCAGACTTAGCAAGCAAATCCCCAGTTGAAAACCTTCAGGCCCAAATTACCAAATTAGTACGTATTATTCGCTCAGAAGTAAATGCTACCAATACAGGTCCTGTACAACAAGCAATTAAAGATATAGGAATTGATTTGTTTCCATGTATTGATAATCTATACAAGGAAGCTATTGGCAAGGTAAAAGAAATGGGATTTGCCGATGATGAGGGTGTATCACATCGTGCAAAAGTCAGACATGGCATTGAAGATGCCAGAGAGACCGCCTATCATACGGCAGGTGCTAAGGCTGCGGATGTCAGTGTATATGATATCTACAAGGTATATCAGAAAGAAAATGAAGTCAGTATTGGAATGCCATGGCAGCAGTTTCAAAAAGAAATATTGGTTGTTTCTTATGCTAAAATTTCATGCAAAAGCCATCAGGGATTTTGTGATATAATAAACAAGCTTGTCACCTTTTCTAAGTCAAAATGACAAAATATGATATTGTGCAGCTGTACCTTGACAAAATCAGTCAAATATTCGGCTGCACCCATGAGTCTGAAATATATCCTTCGCTAAGAAATATATTAGATTTTTTGGCAAATTATTCACGCCCAAATAAACTACCCCATCTCCATCTTTCTTATTATCGCCTAAAGCAAATAGCCCGATTACAAGGCAATGATGAAAACAGTGTTCGCATTTTAAAGCTTGCACTATATATGCTATCTGACCAGAAAATCAATGTACTAGAACAGATGTTTGAAGTACATAATGATTCAGATGAAAGCATCTCCATGGACTTTCATGAATTTAAGCAATATATTATCGATGACTCACGATACATCCACCCAATTACTGAGCAGGAAGTGGATGCTAAGACTTTCTCGGATGCTGTAACTAGCTATTTCAAAATCTCTCAAGATTTTTGCCAAGAGGTGATGTCTTGATAAGCAGTTTTCAATTTGACCTAACAGATCCACTCGAGCTAAGCCTGTTTAACCGCAAAAAAGCTATTAGTGAGGATGATTATGATGCGTTTACCGACCAATTAAATAAGGATGTTGAATTTCAACTTTATGAGCTGACATCAAATGCCAACCACTGGCATGAGGCTGGAGAAGATCAAATTACCACTTGCTTGGTCGGAGCATTAAAGGCCATGGGGTATAACGCTAGTCACGATAGCAATCACAATGGCCATGTGGACATCAATATTCAATATGGAAATTTTAAATGGCTTGGTGAATGTAAGCTCCAAAAAGGGGATGAAAATACCTATAAAGGTTTTAATCAACTAACCACGCGTTATAGCCGTGGCAACGATTACGAGTACAGAGGCGGTATTATTGTATATCACCAAAATACGCATAAAACTGCACTTGACTCCCTGCAAGGTTGGCGAGACTATATTCGTAGTATTAAAGATCCTGTAATTCATTGTTCCAACATCCCTAATCGCAAGCTATACTTCGATAGTACGCACCGGCACATCTATTCTGGTTACGATTACTGCATCCGGCACTTTTGGGTAAATATTGCACACAACCCTAAAGTGTAAGCAATAAAAAACCACCCCCCAATGGGTGTTTGGTGGTAGAATAATATCTCTTAGAGTATGAAATTTAACAATTTCTTGTTTTCTGATATAAAAATTCTTGTTTTTTACTTGAATTTTGGTATAATCAACCTGTCTGATTCCAGACAGTTATTTTTTGAGGATAAAGCTATGGCAGTTACACAATTCGGCAGAGCCGTTCGTCATGCTCGCCACCATACAAACGAAACCTTGATGACTATGGCACAAGCACTGGGCGTGTCTGTGTCTTTTTTGAGCGCTGTAGAAACAGGTAGAAGCAAGGTTCCTAATGATCTAGTTGTCAAGATTTCTGATTTTTTTTCCAGCAAAGGCTATCGCTTTGAAGAGAATTTAGAGCAATTGGCTCAGATTAGCAATGGCAGTGTTGCCATTGACAAGTTAGATTATCAGCATCAGATGATGGTGGCTGGATTTGCCAGCTCCACTTATAGCAAGGAAGAGCTGGATAGAATTTGCGAGCTACTAACAAAAATACAACAAGCAAGACGAGAGGCAATTGATGAATAATTACACAATGCGCGGATCTAGGGTGCCAATCATGCAACCTAATGGAATTCAAAAATTCTGCGAACAGCTTCCTAGGATTTTAGGGCTCAAAAAATCCACACTAAGGCATATGGATAAATTTATTGAAGATCTATGTCATGCAGGTCTTAATATAGAGATTATCGCCGATAATGACTGGCTAGAAGTGGCGGATGCTTGGTGTATACCTGAAAAGGCGATGATTTCCATGCCTGAGAATCTATACATGCGCATCATAAACAAAGATACTCGGGCATTGCATATCTTTTTTCATGAACTGGGACATTTTATGTTGGCGCACCGCGCAGTGCTTCATTATAATGATACGCAGCCGTGCCAGTATGAGGACAGTGAATGGCAAGCCGATTATTTTGCAGATTGCATGATGGAGTTTTTGGGTGTGAGAAATTATAAACAATTACCACTATTCTAAAAAAATAACCTGACAAGCAAGCTTGCCAAGTTATTTTTTGTACTGTGAAGCAACCGAGCAGTACAGACGCTTAGTTTTTTACAATACATGTGTGAGAGCTTATATTGTACAAAATTTAAGAGTCATATTCAACAGTCGGTTGTATTTTAATGATGAGGAACCGTAATGGCTCTTAAAAAGATGGGCGCAAAACCTGCCCCAAAAGGTTTTAAATGGGTGTGCTGTCGTACTCGAAAAGTTCGAGGGAAGTCTGAAAAAGTTCTGGATGCACACGACTACGGTTATGAAGCATGGTGTTTTTTAGTACGATGTTGATTGACCTGTAATACAAGCACCGCTTGGACGATCTTGTGAATACAAGGTCGTTTTTTTATCACCTAAATTCACCGCCCTAATGGCGGTTTTTTGTCTTTACACAAATTATTATAACATGTGACCGCCATAATGGCGGTTTTTTATAAAATAAAATAAGCATATTAATCAATATTTTATAAGCAAATTTATTATTTGCTTATTTTTTATTTGCAAATTAATATAAGTATGCTTATAATAAACCCATCAGCTAATGAAACTGAGCCAATTATTTAACAACATAGACCCCAAGCCAGCATCTGACCGCTTGGTGCAAAAAGTGTCAGATTAAGGAGTTATTCAGCTACTGACAATCGCTTTGGTCGTCAGTGTCAGATTAACTTAGGAGATACACTATGCGATCAACCATCCAAACGGTGATTTTTATCGTCATCATGATGTTTATGTTAAAAGGCTGTCTGTATGCCTTTGACCACGAATGTCAAATACAAGAAGAGCTTGGACGACAGTATTATCAAGAATCTATTCACCTACAACAGGAGAGCCCAAACCCATGAGCAAACTTCGTAAACGCTATATTAACCGTGGTATCGTTAATTTTACCGTGGTATACAGTATCGGACGAGATGCAACAAAAATAATTCATGCAATTTTTATGTATTTGGAGTGTGGCAATCCGCCACGCGAAGTATGTTGTAATCGCAAAGAGATTCGTGAGTACTGCACTAAGCTACTTAATCTGCAAGATTTTGTGTTTTTTCAAGACTTTTGTCCGCACCTTTTCAAAGAGTTTGAACAGGACAAGGGAGCAAACCCATGAGCAATCTTATCCACAACCTATCCAACGCCGACTATCATGCTCACCCTGCCGTATCATCAAGCCAGCTTAAGCACATGCTACGCACACCAGCACATTTTAAGGCAAGCCTTGAGACATCAAAAGAGCCGAGCGATGCAATGAAACTGGGCTCATTGGTACATACCCTACTGCTTGAGCCGCATCTGGTCGATGATGAGTACACGGTCATGCCCAAGTTTGAACGCAGAACCAAGCAAGGCAAGGCAGACTACGAAGCTTGGCTTGAGCGTAACGCCCATAAAAGCATCATCACAGCAGATCAGATGGATACAGCGACCGCTATGACAGACAGCCTAAAGCAGTCGTCAGTTGCCAAGCTGTTAAAGGTGAATCGCACACTGATAGAAGCGTCGATATTTTACACCGATCAAGATACTGGCATTGATTGCCGTGTGCGTCCTGACTTTTTGATTACGCCCTGCGACTCATTCCCTAATGGCTTGATTGTGGATCTTAAGACCACGGATAACGCCAGTCCATCAGCGTTTAAGCGGACAATCACCAACTTTGGCTATCATCTGTCAGCGGCAATGTACCTAGATGGTTATGAGGCACACTTTGGCACTTGCCCTGCCTATATTTGGCTAGTGGCTGAGCGTGACGCCCCTTATGCGGTGGCGAGCTACACGCCATCTGATGAGATGCTAGAGCGTGGCAAAGCCGACCTAGACACCGCATTGGCACGACTCAAAGCTTGCCGTGATGCAGACAGCTACCCTGCTTATAGCAGTGAGATTGTGGCGATTGATTTGCCGAAGTGGGCTTGATTGACAATTTTATAATTTGGGTTATAATTAATTAACCGCTGTATGCGGTCAATTAATTATTTTGGACGACCGTTATGCTTAAAAAATCAAAAACCAAGGTATTGCTACCAAAAAAAGAGCGTCTTTTGACTGCTCAAGCGTACTTGTTGGACATTGAGCAGCGTCAGGATATTATCAAGGAAGTGGAATTTGTACCGCCAAAGCTAGGAGAAGCAGGTTTTGGCTCATTCCGAGTGCGTTATGATACCCCCATTTGTTTTCCGCATAATTAAGCAAGGTGCATCATGAGTAAACTCTCCCCATTTTTAGAAGGTATGTTATCGGCATTTGTGTTATTGCCAAGTGCAGAACCACGCTACATTTATCCTACCGATATCAAGCCAAGCGATACCGCCCAAGATTGGCAAGCGGTTGGTACAGATGTATCTAACGCCAGCAAAAAAGTAGGCAACTCACTTGGAATGGTACGCTATGAGCCAAAAACAGCGTAAAGGTACACGAGTACAAGCCACCCAAGATGAACGAGGTTTGCAGACACAATTTGAACAGGTGGAGGAATACTCGCCTTATCCACCTGCTGAGTTTTTGCACGAACTTAACAAAATTGACCCAAAATATGTTGAGCAAGTCATGCAAATGGCAAAAACCGAACAAGAGCAACGCCATAAGCTACAAACCAGCCAAATTTCAGAAATGGTGCGTGTTAATACCGCCCTGATGGATTTTGATAAACAAAATGTCTCGCTGATGGCTCGTGGACAATGGTTTGGTTTGGCACTTGGTTTGGGGTTATTGACAGTTGCAGGGTTTGCCGTCCGCTTTGGGCAAACTGCGGTGGCAATTGTTGCCATTTCTGCGATTATAGGGATTTTGATTGTTTATGTGCTAAGACAACAGCCAAAAAATCCACCATCCAATCAATAAAGTCCACCCCCACTTTAGGCGGTGGATTTTTTACACCCCAACCCCTTGCAATTCGCTAAAACTTGGGCTATGATATCTCACAAGGTGTCGAAACCTTAGTAACTAGCGGATAACCGCAACCCGAAAGATTTAGCGGTTTTTTATTGCCAAAATTTAAGCTCCGCAAATTTGCGGAACATAAATATCAAAGCAAAATCCCTTTCAAAATTAAGATGTACAAATTCTCACATCATAAATTATGTTAGGGGGGCGGAGAAATAAGCTGATTTATCAGACGAATAATCCCAGCCGACTAGTTACGGTTTTCGAACCCCCTAGCGCCCTTTTTTGGGTTAAATTTCGAAAAAATTAACTAGGAGTTCGCCATGAACTTAATCATCTCTATCCCGACCCAAGCCGACTTTATCGTCCGTGAGATTGGCGGCTTATATTCCCTAAATGATTTGCACAAAGCCAGTGGCAATGAAAAACGCCACGAGCCTTATGGCTTTCTACGCAATCAAGAAACCCAAGATCTGATCCACGCCATCGAACAAGACGGCACAGTCGCTTACAACACCATCATCGGCAAAGGCAAAGCCCAAGGTACTTATGTCTGCCGTGAACTGGTCTATGCCTATGCGATGTGGATTAGCCCTAAGTTTCATTTGATGGTCATTCGTGCGTTTGATACGATGACCAAAGGCGAAACCATCCCTTGCTTAGCTAAGCCAACCAACACCATCACCAGCCAAGATGTGTCGAACATCAAGCACTTGGTGCATCTGTGTGGCACACCCCTACATGCCTCTGGCAGTGCCAGATTCGCCATCCATGCACGCCTGCGTGAGCTAACTGGCACTACAGGTGGGCAAGCCTACACCACCGAGCATCTACCGCTGATTGCTGATGAGTTGGTACGCATCTATCATGTATTGAACCAATACGGCACCAAACGACGAGCCATCGAAGCCGACATCATCCGCCATGTCATCCGTGGTGGGCGTGATGAGATGCTCCCTGCACTACTCGATGAGATGGACAAGCTTGCCGAGCTTCGTGCAGACAGCTTTTTCCCCACCGTGGATAAGCTCATCGCTGAGCCAGTCCGCCGACTGCTAAACCACCAATAATCCACCCCCCTATCTGTCGCTTGCCATCCTTGGCAGGTAGGGGCTTTGTACGCCAAAATTTTAGGACAGACCCATGAATATGAAGAAAATCAAGAAAATCACTACCATCGTTGAGATTTATGAAGTGCCAGCAGAGACGGTGATCGCCTATGGCAGTATGCCGATATTGCCTAATGATCCCATCGAGACGCACCTTTGGCATAATTTCCAAGCCGTCCAAGGAGAAAATCATGAATAAAAAACACGCCCAACAGCATTACATTGATCATCTCAAAAGACAGCTTGATATTTCCCAGCGCATGATCGATGAGCTCAAAAATGACAACCATGCCATGCGGCTACACATCTCTGACCTGAAAAGCGAGATTAGTGTAAATAACCAAGCTCTTGGCGAGCTTGCAAAGATTTTGTGCGAACTGGATCAGATGATCATGCATCCTAATGATGCCGTCATGAGCCACTTTATCCACATTTACCGTGAAAACAAACAAGGAATCACATTATGAACGAACTAACCACCAGCCAAAACCCTGAAAGTCAAATTGTCCTAGATGATGGGCTATTCAACAAATGCCACCGCCTAGCCGAAATCATGGCGTCAGGCTCTTGCACCATTCCCAAGCACCTACAAGGCAAAGTGGGAGATTGCTTTGCGATTATTGGTCAATCAATCCGCTGGGGCATGGATCCTTATGCCGTGGCTCAAAAGACCCATCTGGTCAATGGCACACTAGGCTATGAAGCTCAGTTGGTCATCGCCGTGATCAATGCCAAAGCGCCAATTGTTGGGCGACTCAAATTTGATTATTTTGGTGACTGGTCAAAAGTCAAATCCAAAGATGATAAGTCAGATGATGTGGGCGTGGTAGTCTCAGCCATCATACAAGGCGACACAGAGCCGACCACGCTATCTATCAGTATGGCACAGGTGGGCAGCGTGCGAAACTCGCCCCTATGGATAGCTGACCCAAGACAGCAGCTGGCTTATTTGGGTGCTAAGCGTTGGGCGCGCCTGCACTGCCCTGATGTGATTTTGGGCGTTTATACCCCTGATGAGCTGTCAGAAAAAGGTAATGCACCAAAGCCAATTCAAGCCACGGTCAAAGATATTAACGACATGGTAAATCAAGCTGTTAGTCATGTCGCTCAAATTGAGCACATTGATACCGCATCCATTGCCGAACAAATTGGCAAAGCCCATGATCTCGATGAGCTGGCAGAGCTAGCCCACCAAGTTGCTAAGTACCGCGAATCAGGATCAATTGATGAAAGTCAGCGTCAAAATCTGCTGTCTGCTTACAAAGCCAAAAAACTGTATTTTGATTTGCGCCACTCCATTGCTGATGTGACTTTGGATAACGCCAATGCTGCGCGCGAGATGTTATTTAAGCAACAGCACAATCTTAGCCTAGATGACTTTGAGTCGCTAGATAATCACTTGGATGCAAGATTGAACACATTGGCGGCAGAGCATGAAAATTAA